GCATGGTGTGTGGTTCAGCACCAGTATAACCCATTGTGTGCCATGGGCGATCAGAAGTATGGTCGTGTACTTGATGCAGAGCGGCCATATCTGATACATCCAAATGAGACCACGCGTGCCCTGCCAGAGATGTTCCTGGATCGTAAGCAACTGGTGATCTATCATCAGCTGACTTACCGACTGTGGGAATCTGATCAGGATCTGCTCCAGTTTGAGTTGGGAGAGGGTCATGTCTAGGAAGACCCATCGTCGTCAACGACGGCAGACCAGGCACCTGTATCGGGTGCGTCCTAGAGCTCAGGATATATACTGGCTTGCTATCGGCCATAGCTTTGTGCAGTTCATGACTAGCGTACATGATGCTGTCGTCGCCCTCGGCAATTTTGCCAAAGTCACTACCTATACGAACGAAGAATGGAAGACCAATCATGAGCAAGGCTACAGTCCTCAAGCGTCGGAGGAAACAACAAAAGAAGGAGCGACGTCATCAGCAGAACCAGATCGTGCGGAACATGATGCATGAAATGACTATTGAGTTTCTGACGGATAAGACAGGTAAGTATGAGTAGATCAGCACTCTATACATCGGTAGGTCGCAATAACACACCGATGTATCGTACGCTGAATCGAGCATTACGAGGGACTAATGGCATCTGTGATCATGGGAGCGATGTTCCTATCTTTGCAGATGCCCCGTTCTGTCTGATTCAGCCGATGACCATAGACCTCGGTCACCATATGGTGTTTGTTAAGGGTGTCTGTCCCAAGCGATTCGAAAGCGTCACGGTGCCGGTGAGATCAAACCAGGTTCCGGTGCTGAGGAAGGCTGCTGCGCTCAAATGTATTCAGAAGTTGGGTACGGATGGGCGAATTCGTTGGAGACCTGAAGACCATTGCGACCATGTCAATAGCATGATAATCAGTGGTCCGGTGAGGCGAGATAAGGAGCGGTATGGTGTTGATGGCAGGCTTATCCACCTCATTATGTGCCAGCGGTGTCGAACAATTGAGGAGATTGAGCTCTTTCCTCTGGATTTCGAGTATCTGTTTGAAGACAACTTTGCCAAACTTTTGGGGCAAAAATAGCTGTATATCTCAATATTTGTGCACATTTAGTTGTCACCAAACAAAACTATTCTCCTCCAGAGTGGAGGAGAAAGAGCTCTTATTCCTCCAGAGTGGAGGAGAATAAAAATCATTCTACACCAGAGTGGAGGAGAAAGGGGTCAAGAATGGCGGAATTGCAACGTTTTTGACCCCCTCTACCCTTAATTTCATTTTTACACTATTTTTAATTACTTTCAAAATATTTAAAAAAGAGTATAAAGATTCTAAAGTCAGTTGCAAAAAGTGATTTTTAACACTCCACTCTGGAGGAGAATAAAAAGGAGAATTTATGGCATATTTTACGCTGAATCCTCGTGAAAACAGCGCATACACGATTTTACGTCGAGAGATCATGGATTGTCGTTGTCCAGTAGACACACCAGTGGCTATCTGCATCCCAAACATCGATCCACGTGCTTTGAACCCAGATGAAGCGGAAGCATATCGTGAGCATCCCTTCATGATCAAAGCTCGATGCACTCGATGCAGAAAACGATACAACCAACTCATGCCCTTTGAGTATCTGCCATCGGTCACTACCAATGCTCGACGGTTAATACTCGAAGCCGTGCGCGATCGTGGTTGCGAACATGAGATCACGCACTTCTATATCTCAGATCCAATCGATGTTCAAGGCGAGCTACATTTCTTCCGACAAAGCAACCGCATAGTTCGTGAAGATGAACCTCGACGTCACTTGGTGTATTGCGACGCCTGTCGACATACCATCAAGCTATATCTTCCAGCAGAAGATCAAGTCATGTAAGGACCATCATGAAATTCAAAGAACCTATCGATGAGCAGCCTATTCGCATCATCGAGACCAATCACGTTTGCGATAACCTTCAAGCATTTGCTTTGTGGCTCGAACTGGACTACAACAAATGCCTACAAGACCTTCAGCAACAGAACGGTCGTAATCACATCATTGTTCAGGGCTGGCATATTGAACCAGCGGCAGGCGGTACTACTGGCCGTCGAAAGAAAGCAGTACGGATTACCAGTATCAGCAGCGGCATCTCAGATGAATACCCTTCACTCTACGAAGCCAGCGTGGTACTCGGTCTCTCTTTGGGAGAGCTCTATCTTGCCGTGCACAACAAAGGAGCATATGCTCTGTCCTTTAATGTTGAGTACATTTAAGAAATGTGCACAAATATTGTGCGATACATTGCCCATAATGAATAGATAGACTAAAATATGCCGTATTCTCGGCCTTTCTTTTTAGGAGTATTATGACTAGAGAGATACCATTCCAAGAAAGCTTGGTTAAGAGATTACGGGAAGAGATACCTGGATCCGTTATTGCGAAAGCTGATTCCGGATCCACTCAAGGTATTGGTGACATCATCATCTTGAACCGCAGCCACTTCGCTTCACTCGAAGTTAAACGGTCCAGGACAGCTCACCATCAACCCAACCAAGATTACTACGTTAACAAGTTTAACAATGAGGATGGTTGCGGCGCTTTCATTTATCCGGAGAATGAGGATGAGATCGTCGATCGAGTTAAGGCATATTTTAGACGTAAGGAGACGTCGTGTCATTCAGGTTCAACTCACACCCCGGCCTAAGCGGGGAACACGCCATGTTGAGCGCTTCGAAACATACTTGGCTCAGGTACTCAGATGAACACACCAAGGAAGTATATTTCAACAACCTCAACAAAATGCGTGGCACACAGCTTCATGCCTTCGCAGAGATGGCAAACAAGCTTGGCATTAAGATGCCTCGTACACACATGACCATCAATGAATTCATCAACGATGGCATTAACTATCAGATGCAGTCAGAAGTAGTGCTGTGGTATAACGCACTCTGCTTTGGCACTGCCGATCTTATCGGGTATGACGAAAAGAAGAAGCATCTCAAGATCTTTGATCTCAAGACCGGCTTCAAGGATGTCATCCACTTCGATCAGATTCATATCTATGCTGCATTGTTCTGTCTTGAGTATCACAAAGATCCATTGACGCTGACCTACGACTTCAGGTTCTATCAGAACGATGAGGTTCGTATCGAAGAAGATCCAGATCCAGAAGAAATCGCCACCATCATGGAAACCATCAAGCACCAAAGCCAGATGTACTATGACATGTATGATGAAGCGAAGCGCAACAGAGCAATCATGTGAAGGAAAGGACCGTTATGGCTGACGAGTTGTATTCGGTTCAATCCGATGATGACTACCTTGAGCATATTGGTAAACCTCATGCTGGAGGCACACCACACTCAGGTCGTTACAAATGGGGTAGTGGCGAGAAATGGGATGGGAAAGATCCCGAAACCGCTAGCCATGATCTCCTTGGTCAAGTAGCTCAGCTCAAGGCATCGGGTATTACCAACTCGACCGAAATAGCTCGAGCGCTGAACATGACCTCAACAGAATACCGAGCTCGCTTCTCTGTTGCATACAACGAGGCTCGTAATGCCAGTATCAGTAAGGCCACTCGCTTGAAAGAGCAGGGTTGGTCCAATACTGCTATTGGTCGTGAACTAGGAGTTCCTGAACCTACAGTTCGTGGCTGGCTTAAGCCTGGTGCTGAAGCTAAACATGATGCTGCATCGATTGTTGCTGACCAGTTGAGAGCCACCATTCCTAAAGATGGTGCTGCCGATATTGGTAAAGACATGGAACTCTACTTTGGGGTATCACCAGATAAACTCAAAGTTGCTACGCAGATGCTCAAAGATGAAGGCTATGAAGTCAAATACATCTATGAGAATCAGCTAGGAACTAAAGCAGGACAGAAGACCACTATTAAGGTCCTTTGTGCTCCAGGAGTTGACGTCAAGGGTGAAAAAGGTCTATACGCTAACCGCGATAAGATCGTGAGCATTGCTCAGCCTTCAGATAACGCAGGTCGCCATGACTCATTGGCTGTGAAACCACCAGTATCGGTGAAGAGCAGTCGAGTCAAGGTGGTCTATGCTGATGAGGTTTGGGCAGGAGCTAAAGGTGTAGAACGAGATGGCACCATGATGATCAATCCTAATGCGATTGATCTTCGTTTGCCTCCTGGTGTACACTATGCTCAGGTTCGTATTGCTGTAGATGGTACGCATTACCTTAAGGGTATGGCCGTTTATGGTGATCCGAAGAAGTTCCCCAAAGGTGTAGACATTGCGTTCAACACCAACAAGCATAAAGATGTGAAGAAGATGGATGTCTTGAAGCCTATGGAAATAGACCAACAGACAGGGAATATTGATCCCAATAACCCCTTCAAAGCATCTATTAGCTTGCAGCCTTCGTTCATCAATCCCAAGACCGGCAAGAAACAACAATCACCCATCAACATCGTCAACAAAGAAGGCGATTGGGATGAGTGGTCGAAGAGTCTTGCATCACAGGTGTTGTCTAAACAGAGTACTACACTTGCTAAACGACAGTTGGATATGTCTCTCGATAAGAGTAGACTTGACTTCGCTGCCATTAGCAAGCTTACCAATCCTGTAGTTAAAGCCAAGCTTCTTAAAGAGTTCTCTGATGAGTGTGATTCAGCAGCCGTCTCATTGAAAGCAGCGGCTATGCCAGGGCAGAAGACGCATGTCATTCTTCCTGTTAACTCATTGAAGTCTACTGAGATCTATGCTCCTAACTATAAGTCTGGTACTCCTGTTGTTCTAGTCCGTTTCCCTCATGGTGGGACATTCGAAATGCCAGCCCTCAAGGTGAACAACCGTAACAAAGAGGGTATCTCCATCATTGGTAACAACTCCAAGGATGGTGTAGGTATCAATTCGAAGGTGGCAGAGATGCTATCAGGTGCTGACTTTGATGGCGATACAGTATTAGTTATTCCTAATACTCGTCGTGATGTGAGAACCTCGAAGCCTTTGGCAGGACTTAAGGACTTCAACCCCAGTGATCATTACTCCTTGCCTAAGAACATTGCTAAGAATGATCCTCGTCTGATCAAGCCTAAGACTAAGCAGACAGAGATGGGTAAGGTCAGTAACCTTATTACTGATATGACTCTGAAGGGTGCTACTACTCAAGATATTGAACGAGCAGTCAAGCATTCCATGGTTGTTATCGATTCAGAGAAGCATAAGCTAGACTATAAACAGTCCTATAAGGATAATGGTATAGAACAGCTGAAGCGTAAGTATCAGGGAGAGAATGAGAAGGGGCAACCAACTGGTGCATCTACTCTGATCTCTAGGGCTAAGGGTGTTGTCCGTGTTGATGAGCGTAAGCCTAGGCCTATGGCTGAGGGTGGTCCCATTAATAAACTGACTGGTGAACGAGTGTATGTACCTACTGGTGCTACATATCGTAAGGCCAAGAAGGATAAGAATGGGAACATAGTAGGGTATACCATAGCAAAGCGGTTGACTGAGACTACTAAACTAGGGGAAGCTAAGGATGCATATAGCCTATCCTCCGGTACTAGGATGGAATCAGTCTATGCTAACTACTCTAATGGGATGAAGGCCTTAGCTAACAGTGCCCGTAAGCAGTATGTTAATACCCCCACCTTCAAGGTTGATCTTGCGGCTAAGAAGAAGTATGAGGCCAACGTTCGGAAGATGGTAGCCGAGGTTAACAAGGCTAAGATGAACGCCCCCCTTGAACGCAAGGCTCAGCTCATCGCAAATCAAAGGGTACGTAGTATTAAAGATGCACACCCTGAGTATGACAAGGACGATCTCAAGAAGATTTCAAACCGGGAGCTTAAACGAGCCCGTACCATAATGGGCATTAAGAGGCAACAGGTTGAGATCACCGATCAAGATTGGGCTGCTATACAAGCACATGCTGTAAGTGCTAACAGACTGAATGACATACTTCAGTATGCTGATCCTGATAGGGTAAGAGAATTGGCAACACCCCGTGAGAAAGTAAAGATCCCTGCTTGGACAATTGGTCGAGCAAAGTCTCTATTGAATCAAGGCCTGACTAATCAGGAAGTAGCCGATGCTCTTGGTATCTCCGTATCTACATTGTCTTCCAACCTCAAAGGATAGTGATGTCTATGTTATCTCCTTTGGAAATGCTTGCTTTTGAGGACAAGATACTGCTTACTACCACAGACAATCCCTTTAACCCTTTCGTTGATTGGGATGCCTGGTATGCAGAAGACCTACGACTAGGCCATGATACATGTGGTCGTATTAGTAGGACTTATGTAGATACAGATGATATGTCTGATACTGATAGTGCAGTAGAGTATGCTAGAACTATACGAGAGATCTTTAGCTTAGATGCTGACAATCTCTATACTCTAGCTATTCGTCTTTCGTTCAGTACTAATGTTACATAGTTCAGTACTGTTCTACTAACTGTTCACATTACATTACAACAATCAATACCTCATTCACAATGAATGTAATAGCTAATACAATACATGAACAACTACACATGT